GACGCGCGCCGAAGCGAGCGCATCACCTACTACCTGTTCGACTGCCCCTGGCTGGCGGGCCACGACCTGCGCGCCTGCCCGCTTGACGAACGCCGCCGGCTGCTCTCGCTGGTGCTGCCGAACGTGCCTCAGCGCGTCGTCCAGTTCAGTGCACCGCTGGCCGGCGACCCGGCCGAGATGTTGCGTGCCGCATGCGACATCGGCCTCGAGGGGATCGTCGGCAAGCGCAAGGACGCGCCATACGTGTCGCGCCGCTCGCACGCCTGGATTAAGCTTAAGTGCGGCCTGGTCGACGAATTCGTGATCGTTGGGTACACCCGGTCGCGCGTGGGCGTCGGATCCCTGCTGCTAGCGATGTGTGCCGGGGAAGAAGGGCTGCGCTATGTCGGCTCGGTCGGCTCAGGCCTGAGCGACGGCCAGCGGCGCGAATTGCTCGCCGCGTTCAGCCATATCCCAGCGCCGCCATCGGTCCCCGGCGCGACTGGACAAGAGAGGGGCGTGTATTGGGTCCGGCCGCTGCTGCACGCACGGGTTGCGTTCACGGAATGGACGCACGGCGGAACCCTGCGGCATCCCGTGATCAAGCGCTATTGGGTGGTGGGTTCAGGGTGAGCTGGGTCAACAGTGCTACACTCGCGCCCATGTACGTCACCATCACCCGCCTCCGCGAGCGCGGCAAGCGCCGCAGCGACCACGACATCGATAGTGACCCGGGCGCCACCGGCGACCTGACGCTTGCCTCGGTGGCCGGAGTCATCCAACTGAACCTGGCTGCCCGCAACGACCAGCAGATGAAGCCCATCGTCCCGATCCTGTATCAAGCAGAGCTCGTTACCATGCACGGCAATGGCATGCTGTTCCGCGGCTACGAGAAGGGTTCGGACGGCGCTGGGTATGTGCAGGAATGGCGTGCGGTCGTGTTGCCGGGCTGAGCTAGCGCGTCCGCCGACCTTGGGAAGTGCCAGTTTTTCTGCGCTATTCAACGGCATGGGCCTCAATCAAATCAAGCACTTATACATGAGCCTAGCGCCATCCAATAGCGCACCCAAACGGCGCTAAGTCATTGAAAACATACCGGTTTTTCTCGTTGGAAAGTCTGACTTCTAAGCTGAGGGTCGCTGGTTCGAACCCAGCTGGGCAGGCCAAAAAAGTGAGTGAAATCAAAGGATTGCGCTTACGCAGGCCAATGTTTTTTTAGGGCGCTGCGCTATTCAATCCGCGTTGCGCTATTCGAGTTGTCGCGGTAATTCCAACGCGTCACCGTCGCGTGACATTTCGATAGATTTCCGATCGTCAACCAGCCATATAATTCCTGAACTATCCATCGATTTTTTCCACGTTGAGCCGGCATGACGAACAATTTCAAAGGCATTTTTCTCGATAAAGAACGTATCGATGACGTACTGCGCTCCGGACTGGCTGGCGTCGCAGTTCTGGGGCCGACTACGAAAGAGAAGTTTGTCGAATACAAAGTCGAGGCGGTCGGTCAGCAGCCCGCTACGCTGCAGATTTTTCACAAGGTCGACGGCACGACAACGCTGCACTATAAGGTTGGCGCGAATCAGCACCTGTCATATAAGGCGGCAGAGGTCATCGCGGCCGGATGTCTAAGGACCGAATATGAACCCCGCCCACTTGTCCTTGCAAAGCTGGGCGTGGAAGATTTTCGGTTTCTGATTGAGCATCTCAAGCATGACTGGAAGTTCGAGGTGGGCGAGGAGCCGCTCGAGCACGGCCAACGATTTCGCGTCAAAAAAGGCATTGGCGATGAAGTTGTGTTGCACCTGTACAATACTGGCAAATTCTTGATGCAAGGTAAGGCCAGAGAGGTCTACGGGATTGTCGCTCAGATATTATGTGAAGTGACGCCCGATAAGAAGCAGGTCGTTGACGCTCAGCTGAAGTCTTTTCATGTTGAAGGTGTTACGTCCACCGACCTTCTTGAGGAGCTCCGGCAGTGGATTCCGAGTGCTATGGGTCTATTAGGCGATGCCGGTGCTGCTATTATTGCGCCTTCGCTTGCCCTGGCAAAGCTGGCGGTGCAGCTACCCGATTATTCGGCCTTCGCGTTTCCCGCCCTTAAGGGACTGGAAGCGTACATGAAGGTCATCATGGCGCGACATGGCTACTCAGTGCGAAACACGGTCGGCTTTGGCGACTACTTAGTCGATGGCGGCACGCTTAAACCATCTGTCCGGCAAAAGATGGATTGCCCCCACACTGTTGCCGCTGTGGAAAAATCCTACAACCTGTATCATAAGCACCGTCACAGCTTGTTCCACGTCGAGGCCAACGTTGAAATGTCGCGCATACTCGACGATAAAGCAGCTGCCGTTGGAATCATCCACGAGGTTTTGAACAATATCGAAAAAACTGCATCAGCAATGAGCCCATGATTATATCGAAAAAGCACTATGCGCTAGCGAAGGCCCCGGGGACGAGCAACGAGCTCGTCTGCTTTTCGCTCGATAGTACGCGGCCCGATGAATACATGGAGGCGGTGGAGCGCGATCTTGTCCGAAAACGTTTCCAAGGGGTGGTGGTCCTTGACTTGCTGGCATGCAACGGCGACTCTCGTCGTCGGTTCATGCGACTTAATTTCGATGGTTCACGCTTGGACTGGATGTGCGCCAAAGTGGCACCTAAAGAGTCACTTGGGGCGGCAGTGATTGACTTTTGCCAGCGTTATTACCAGCTTAATAGCAATGCGCTCGGTGAAAGTGTTTTGACTAAGGCGGGTCAACACCACTTCCTCTCACGCCACTTCGGATAGCGCTTTGCCGGAATCAAATGCTGAGTTTTCCGGGCTTTACACGCTCCGGGCGGCGTCGGTAAACCCGCTGCGTCAACTGGCTGTCTGCATGCGCCAGTAAGGCGCGAGCATGCTCGAGCGACTCGGCATCGCTTGCGCATTTGGCACGCAGGTCGTGCTCGGTGAAGCGCTCGGTGACCTTGGTTTCCTTCAATACCCGTTCCATGAAGCGCTGCCACATCGAGTCCCAACCGCTGGCGGTGCCTTTCTCCTCGTCGATGTAGCCCTCGCCCTTACGCGTGCAAAACAGCCACGGCGCGATGTCGACCGGCCTGGCCTCCTTGGCCGTCGCGATCGCCTCGCGCAGCTCGGGCGACCATTCGATGATCTGGCGCTTGCCTGTGCTGTGCTCGGTCTTGCGCGGCGTGACGTGGATGCCGTCGTCGTCCTGCAGGTCGGCGGTCTTCAGGCGCAGCAGGTCGCCGCGGCGCAGGCCGGTCAGCAGTTTGATCCGGATGTAGGCCTGGATCATCAGCACGCTGCCTTTCTTGCGCTTGCTGTCGAGCGCCAGGCACTCGACCAGTTCCCAGTCCTCGACGTAGCGGTCGCGCGGTTTTTCGCCCTGCAGGCGCACCTCGCCCTTGAATGGGTGGCGGTCGACGTAGCCCCACTCGACCGCCTTGGTGTACGCATGCGACAGGACGTCGACCGCGCGATGCGCCGCCACCGGGGTCGCCTTGCGGCGGTCGACGTACTGGTAGACGTGCTGCGGCTTGAGCCATGTGAGCGGGGCGTCGCCGAACACGGCGCGCAGGTTGCGGATCGCGCGGTTGTTCTCGACCTGAGTGCGCACGTTCTTGGTTGGCACGACCTCCAGCGCATAGCGGTCGAGCAGGGCGCCGATGGTCTTTGCCCCGTCGACGTCCTGCAGCCGGCGCGCCCATTCCGCATAGGCCTCCGGCAGTGTTGCACCGAGCCGGAATTTCTTCTTCCCGTCCCAGCGGTCTTCCAGCCCCGGCGGCACCTGGTAGTAGTAGGCGCCGTGCTCGGCCTTCCAGCGCGCCGGCAAGCCCGCATTTTCCTTGTTGCGCTTCCTAGGCATTGACACCATCCCAGTTCGGTTGAAACGATTTCTTCTTCGGCACCGACTCGGCGGCGTTGCCGAATACCTTGTCGACGTGGGCGCGGAGCACCGCCAGCGTACCGTCGGCGCGGGTGCGAAACTCCACGCCCATGGATCGTAACATCTTGGCCTGGGCTTTATGCTGGACCCGGTTGGTCATGCTGCTTAGCTCCTCACCGCTGAGAAACATGTCGCTCACTTCTCATTTCTCCCATCACTTCGTGGCTGCTTCGCCGATTCGGCCGCGCGCCGCAGGTGCTGGCGGCTCATGCCTGGTCCTTCCTCTCATCCTGCGGCTGCCACATCAGCCACCACAGCCACAGGGCGATGAGCGGGTTCATGGCTGCACCCGCTTGAATTCGACCACCCACACCCATGGGTTGGCGTCCCAGCTGCCGGGGCCGTTGATGGATTCCCACAATGCGCGGTAACTTTCGCTCGGCAGCGGCCCCAACGGCGGCTTCTCGCTGCGGGCGCACGCGTCATCGCGTGCCTTGCGCCAGGTCACCTCTCGCTCGGCATCCGCCCCAGCCTGCGCTGCGTGTCCTGCGCCCTGCTGGGCGAGCGCGGCGCGGAGGTCGGCACAGATGGCTTTGATATCATCGCCCCACCCTGCCGACCCAAGCCAGCCAAGATGCTTGAGCAGCACCTTGCGGATTACAGCGTCGTCCAGCGGCGCAGCCTCACGGCTGGGTGTTGGGGCCGGGGTATGCACTGCGCAATAGCGGATTCCTTCATAAAATGAAGCACGCAGCGCATCGTCCATATCGCTATCGCTGGGGTAGCCCTGCTTCTCGCAGAACTCCCAAAAGAACGCCTCTGGATCGCCCGCGCCGATTACCCCGCTCGCGCTTGCCGTGGTGGCTGGTGCTGGGGTGCGTTCGCCCTTGAGCGTGACTCCCACAAGGTAGAAGCCAGGCTCGAGTGTCGCTGGCAGGTCGGCATCGGTGATGAGGGGCAGGGAGCTTGCTGTGGTGGCCGCAGGGACTGGGGCGCGGCTTTTGCACTGCGGGAAGTCGCACTCGGCACCGATATAGCCGCAGCTTGCGTGGCAATCTGCCGCTCCTGCCTGCTGGGTGGCCGGTGCGGTAATGGCAACTTCATCCAAAATCTCACGGCACGTCAGGCGGTCAACGCCAAGCGCCTTGGTTATCTGGCCTTCACTCAAGATTCCCTCCTCTCGAAGATGGCGAAGTAGCTTCGCCACACCACCCGGAACACATGGTGCGACCGGTGCTTCGGGCGCGACTTTCTGGGTGAGGGCGGCGCGGGCCTGCCATACTTCCCATGCATTCGGCACATCCGGGAAATTCAGGGGTGCCCAAGCAGGCACGCTGTAGCGCTTGCGATACCAAGCCTCAAACAACGCCCGCTCGTCCGCCTGTTCGCTCACGCACGTCATCGCCTGACGGACCATGGCACCGATGCGGCTTGCCTCTTTGTGGTCGTGCAGAGCGAGGTTTCCAAGCGCGAGCTTCAACGCTTCGTAGAGCGGATTAGCATCCAGTGCTTCCAGCTTGTCCAGGTCGATGCCTGCGGTGGTGGTGGTCTGGTCGGCCATGTGTCAGTCCTCAGTGCAGTTCGTTGATGGCAACGTCCGGTGCCTCGGTCGTCACTTCGTGCAGGGCGGATTCCAGCCAGCCGCGCACGAATTCGTCGCCCTCGACCGTGCGCAGAAGCTTGTACGAAATCGCCAGGAGCGCACTCAGGTACGGCCCGCGCTCTTCGACTTTCAGCCGTGGGATGATCGCGACAGCTTTCAGCGCCTCTCTCACCATCGCTTCATCAATATTCTTTTGCGGGTTGGTCATGGTGGTCTTGTCGGTCATGGTTGTCCTTAGATTTGGCCTTCGCTCATGCATACGGGGCACTCGCCGTCGCAGCAGTCGAATTTCTCTTTCGTTGTGGCTTTCTGGCTGTCGTCTGCCTGCTGGGCGGGGGCTTTGTGCTTCCGCTCCTCGCATGTCGGGCAGCCATGGCTGTGTCCGCAATTACAGCCGCGCGGGTTTTCGCCCGGGTAAAACTCGTAGTCGTAGCCCTCCTCGCGCACGGTTTCATCCAGCACTTCGTGGCACTCTGGGTGCAGCTTTACCGTCCCGGCATCGCCACCGTCGAAGTAGCGGTATCGGGAGTATGGGGAGCCAACATTAATCTTCTCGGCGCACCAGGAGCAACGGTGCGTCACCTTGGCGGCTTTGACGCGCTCAAGTTCAGTCGCGTGCCCCATCACGCACCGCCTTCCTGACCTGCTGCGCCCACAGCGGGCTGGCTGTCGCCTGCCGGGGTGCTATTGATCGCATTGCTGACAGCTTCACTCGGCTTTTTGCCAAATCCTTTGGACTGGGGCGCTTCCTCTTCGCCGTAAATCGCAGCATGGAAGCCGCCTTCGTATTCCGGCGTGATGGCGATCCGGCGCTCGATGAGCAGTGCTTCAAGGCCATCCCGCACCGCATCAGGCGCGGCCTGTGCTTCGGAATTTCGGAAGGCGATGCGGTCGTTGATCCGGTCCATGCGCTCGGCGTACCAGTCGCGATCCTTCTTCTCGGCCGTCTGCTTCCAAGCCATCATGCCGCCGTAGTAGCGGTCGATCTCGTCGCAGGCTGCGAGCAGGTCGCGCGTTGGTAGCAGCGTTTGTTGAAATCTCGGGCTACCCTCGGCGTAGGCACGCAAGCGCTTCGACAGGTCGGTAGGCGCGGCCTGTGCTCCAGCTACCCGCGCAGCGATCAGGGATTCGATGTGGGCGATGATGCGACGCTCGATTTCCTTGTTCTCCGCGCCGGTTGTGCACGACAACGTGTAGAGCAAGCGGCGCAATTCCGGCGTATCGACGCTCTCGGAGCTGGCGGCGGCAGGAGAGGATAGCTTTTTCGCGGCCTGGAACCCGACTGAGTAGCCGTCTTTCCAGTCCGACGAGAACATGCCATCATCGGGCGCGACCTGCTCGCCCTCCTCTTCCTCATCTGGAGGCGTCTTGACGCCAAAGCACTCTTCCCAATCCTCCTGCGTGTGAACACCAGTGCGCCGGCCGCACTTCGGGCAGGGAGTGTTGTTCAGGTCGCGGCCAGCTTGCCGTTCGTCTTCCTGCGCGACTGCTGGAACAGGGGCGGCGAGTAGTGCGCATGCCTTGTCGTATGCGGCCTTCGGGCTGCCGAGCAACTCGCCAGCGAGGTTCGCGTCCAGATTGCTCACAACCGCGCCGAGCGCCGATTTGTAGTCAGACGAGTCATCGAAGTAGATAGCCGACACAGCAGCGTGCAAGGCGAGCTTCCACCCTTCCGGCACTGCCGCGCGCTCTGCTTGCGCTTCGGCGCCCTGAGCTGGAGCCCCGAATCTGGCGCGTGCTTGCCATCCGATCCATTGGTGTGCGCCAGACCCTGCATCGTAGAAGCAAAGGCCGTGCTGGACGTCGCGATAGGCAACTTGCTCATCCAAGGCCCATCGCTCAAAGTCTGTCCGCTCATTCGCCATTGGAGCGTCCTGAGACCGGTGCGCGAGGTGGGCGTCGAGCAGCGCATCAGCGAACTTCAGCAGCGCGCCGTTCGTGCTACCCCAGATATCGCCTTCGGTGTCCGTGTCGATGCCAACGGCGTTGGCCAGCGCAATGATTTGCGCCTTGGTGCGCCGGCCCGGTACGTCGGTCGCGGTTACGGCCAGGGCGGCGTCGCCCGTTCCATGTTCTTGTGACAGATTCAAAGCAGTTCTCCCTTGGTTTGGTGTGGTTGCAAAGCAGGGTGGCGAACGCCCCTGCGGACATTGGTGGGGCCGGTATGGGCCAGCATCGCCTGATAGGCGCGCAGCGTGTCGCTGCGGTCGTAGCCGCCGGATTCGTGCTCGCGCAGGCGGCGCAGGTAGCGCCCGCGCACGTAGGCGCCGGCCGAGACGTGGCGCGGCCACACGACGTAGCCGAGGAACGGTACGCCGGCGGCGATCGGCGCGATGCGCGCCTTGCGCGGGTGGACAGTCAGGCCGTCTGCGGCCAGCCGCGCAACCAGCGCGTCCTTGATATCCAGCAGCTCGGCCTGCGTCTCGCCGACGACCACCAGGTCGTCGACGTAGCGGATGTAGCGCTTGACGCGCAGCGCGCCCTTGACCCAGCTGTCGAAGTCGGCCAGGAAGATGTTGGCAAACAACTGGCTGGAGAGGTTCCCGATCGGCATGCCCTTGGCCGGCGTGAGCCGATACGCCGAGTCAGCGGCGAACAGGTGGTCGTAGCTGTCGTCGGTACGGAACGAATCGACCAGTGCCGCGATCAGCTGGCGCAGGTCGTGGTCGCCGACGTAGCGCAGCGCGCGCGCCTTCAGCACAGCGTGGCCGACGGAGTAGAAGTACTTCGAGATGTCCAGTTGCAGTGCCCAGCGCGCGTTCGCGCCGCGGCAAAACGTGGCCAGCCGATCGACGGCGGCGTGGGTGCCGCGCCCGGGCAGGTTGCCGTAGGTGTCGTGGATGAAGCGCGGTTGCCAGAGCGGCAGCAGGTACCGGTACAGCATCCAGTGCACCACGCGGTCCTTCATCGGCGCGTCGATCACCTGGCGGAACTTCTTCTCGCGCACAGTGAACGCCTTGTACGGGCCGAACGAAAACTGGCGCGCGCGCAGGCGCTGCTGGATCATCAACAGGTAGTGCAGCGGGTCCGCCTCGAAGCGCTGCACGCGCGGGCTTTGCGACTTGCTGCGCTTGGCCTGCAGCCAGCAGGCGTGCAGGTTGTCGAGGCTGGTCAGGCGCACGAACAGGCTGGCGTCGCCTCGTTCCGCGCCGGCGCCCGCGGGCCCCGGCGCGGTCCTCGGTGTGGCCATGGGTGCTACCTTCGGCCCTGCTTGCGGGGACTCCCCAAGAGGATTTCGACCAAGAATTGACCTCCCGCGAGCGCGCGGCTCGGCGTCCAGGCATGTAATTGTTGGGTCAGCGGAAGCCCACGTTGTCGTTGGCGTTGTCGGGCCAGTCGTTGTCGAGATTGAACACGCCGGCATTGTCGTCCGAATACCAGTAGCCGCCGCGGATGAGCGCATTGCTCGACCTTCCAGAAATCCCCCTTCGTTGATCATGCTGCCACCTTCTCGGCGCGGATCAGGCCGCCGACCAGGCGCCCAAGCTCAACGGCTAAGCCCACTCTGTGTTCGAAAGCGAACTTGAGCTTGCTTAGCCGCGGAGCCTGCGCCAGATAGTGCTTGAGCAGGTCGACGTCGGCCGAGATCGCGTGCAGCGATGCGGCCCGGTTCACGTCCAGACCAAAGGCGAACACGGCGCGCATCAGCCGCGCCATGCAGGCGCGCAGGTTCTCGCCATAGGTGACGCGCAGGTCGCGCGGCATCTTGATGATGTCCTGCAGCAGTTGCAGGTCGAGCGCCTGGGCCTGCTGCTTCAGCTTGAAACCGGCGCTGTCCGGGTTGGCCAGCACCTGCCGCGCTGCCGCCTTGTTGAGGTTGCCGCGCTGGCGCAGGTCCGCGATCACCTGGGCGACGATCTCGGGAGTCACCGCGGCGAGCACCGTCGACTGCTGGCTGGACTGGTCCGACACGTAGACGGTATGACCCTGCGCCAGCGTCCCCAGCGCGACCACGTAAGGGATGCCGAATTCCTCGACCATCGACCACAGCCGGCTTTTGAAGTTACCGGCCGGGAAGCCGACGCGTAGGTGCGGTTCATCGGTCGTGCCGACCAGCTTGAGCTGGTAGCCCTTCAGCGTGCTGAGCGCGTGCGCGGTGCGGTCGAAGCCGTGCAGGAACTTGCCGCACTGGATCAGGACCAAGTGGTGCGGGTACTGCTGCTCGAGCTTGGCGGCGATGCCGGTCATCGGGTCGGCCTGGCCGAGGCCGATGTCGATGCCCCTGAATTTGCTGATACCGAACCCGCTCAGTTCGGCGTCGGTGGGGTGCTGGGTTGCTGCCTGTTGCATGGTTGTCTTCTTATTTATTGTTCTGGTTAAGGGAGGTCACCGCTGGCGCGGCGACCCGGGACCAGTGATCAGAGACCAATGGGTTTGGTGCAGCGGAAGCCCACGGAGTCGCGGGCGCTGCCGGGCCAGCCGTCGCCGAGACGGAACACGCCGGCAAAGCCGCCCGAACACCAGCAGCCGCCGCGGAAGAGCGCATTGCCCGACCACTTCAGCGGGCCGCGCGGGATGTAGCCCATGCCCTTCTGTTCGCTGGGGTAGGGCGCGCTGGCGAGCGACGGCGAGTCCTTTTCGATCGCGGCGCTTACCAGACCTTCGGCGTCGCCCTGCACGTCGTCGTACACCCAGCTGAACATGTTGCCGGCGAAGTCGTAGATGCGCGCACCGTTCGACAGCTGGTGCCAGCGGCGTTCGTTGTCGTCCGGTTCGTAGGTGCCGGCCTGCGGAGCGCTGACCGTGCCGAGGTGCAGGCCCTGGTAGATCGCGCCGTGCCCGACCTTGCCGCCGGTCCAGTTGATGTCCTGCCCGGCGATGTCGACGGCAATCGCCAGGCATTGCCGTTCGGTGATCAACTGGTAGCCGGCGTCCACGCAGCGCGTTTTCGCGTCGCGGTAGTTGACGCGTACCAGCGGCACCAAGTCGGAACGGATGGCGATGCTGTCGCCGTCGCTGCCACAGTGGTACTGGCCGACCTGGAACGACGGCACGACTTGGCCGGTGGGCAGCGTAGTTTCCGGCACGGTGACGAACAAGTCGGTGCTGGCGGTCAGGCGCAGGTCGCGCAGCAGCGCGGGCGTGCCCTTGACCACGATTCCGTCGTTGTCAGATACGATCAGGAAGCGCTCGGACAGGTCCACCAGTTTGGTCAGGCCTTCCCATTGGTCGGCGCGGCGCAGGCCGTGTACCGTGTAGGCGCCAGCGCGGGCGGTAAAGGTGTGCTCTTGGGTGAGTTCGATTTTCATGTTGGCGGTTCTCGCGTTTGTCGGTGGCTCGGGATCGGTCACCGCTGACGCGGCGACCCGGGACCAGGGATCAGAGACCAATGGGTTTGGTGCAGCGGAAGCCCACGTAGTCGTAGGCGTCGCCGGGCCAGCCGTAGTCGAGATCGAACACGCCGGCAGAGTCGCCCGAATACCAGCAGCCGCCGCGGATGAGCGCAAGGCCCGACCAATCGCTGCCGGCCTTCGGATACCAGCCCATGCCGCGCTCCAGCGACGGGAATGGCGCCGTGGTGATCGACGGCGAATCGGCAGCGAATGCGCGCGCCACTAAACCGTTCTCGTCGCCTTGGACGTCATCGAAGACCCAGCCGTAGAAATTGCCGGCCGCGTCGCAGATGGTCTGGCCGTTCGACAGCACGAACATGCGGCGCTCGGCCGGATCGGCTGGCACGTAGTCGCCGGCGTAGGCTTCGTCGGCGTCGTCGGGGTCGAGGTGCAGGCCCTGCAGCAGGTTGCCCACGCCAACCTGTCCACCGCTCCAGTTCGCGCCCTGCTGGGCGATGTTGTGTGCAATCGCCAACGCCTGCAGCTCGGTCAGCAGTGAGTAGCCGGCGGCGGCGCAGGCCTGGCGCGCGGCGTGGTAGCTGATCTCGACCCACGGCTCGCTGCTCGCGTTGATCGCGAGCTTGCCGTCCGCGCCCTGCGAGCAGTAGTACTGGCCGACCTGGAAGGCCGGGACCACCGTGCCGTTCGGCAGCGTGGTTTCCGGGACGGTAACGAACAGGTGCTGGTCAACGGCAGCGGCTGCCGGTGCGGCAGCGGTGGCGTCCACTGCGGCGGGTGCTGCTTCGGCGGTGTCGAAGGACATCGAGGTTCTCCCTGGTTGTGGTTGGTTGGTGCTGCTGGTGTAGGAGCTTCCCGTCGTACCGTCGGGGAGCTGGTAATTGGAGATGCCGAGCGGGATAACCGCCGGCGCCGGCGCCTTGGCTGCCGAGCAGGTCGACGCGTGCGGTTGGTCGCCCTTGGCGTAGCATTCAGGGCAATGGAATCCGGTGTTCGCTGCGGCGCGCCCGCCGAGCGCGCTCATGTTGCTGCCTCGCCGCCCAGCGCTGCGGCCAGGTCGGCCAGCAGCTGCGCATACTCACCGGCCATCAGCGCGAAGTCGCTGTCGAAGCGCTCGTCGTCGTTGTACGCGGCCGCGGCGCCTTCCTTGAGCACGTCGAGCGGGCGGATCGCGCGCAGCGCCAGCGTCTCGGTCAGCACGAACGAGATGCGGCTGTTCCAGGTCAGCGCCAGCCGCGTGCACTGCTTGCCGGCGGCGATGTGGCGGCGCATGTCGTCCGGTTCGAGGGTGTGCCGCCGGTAGCCGACCTCGGCGCGACTCTCGCCGGCGGCGCGCAGCTGGGCGTCCTGGTCGATCGAGAAACCTGCCGGGGCTTCATCCGCGTCGAGCCAGCCGGTCATCACCGCGACCGGCGCATGCGCCACGCGCAGCGATGCGAGCGGCATCCGGTCGACCGCCTTGAGCAGCAGCTTGACCACGCCGTCCGCACTGGCTGCGTTGGCGGTGTCGATCGCGAGCCAGCCGTTGGCCGGGTCGATCCAGACGTGCAGGGCGCTCTTGACCGGGAACGCGCGCGGCAGCAGCTCGTCGGCCACACGCTCGCGCAGCTCCTGCATTGCCTTCTTGCCGGGCGCGAAGCCTTGCTCACGTTCCAGCGCGGCGGCACGGTCCTGCGCGGCCTGGCGGATCACCGCGGCCGGCAGCAGCTTCTTCTCGGTGGCCAGCTGCAGCAGGTACTGGCCACCGACGCTGTGCACCAGCCCGGCGCCGCGCGGGGCGGTCCAGCCCTGGCGTAGCAGCTCGTTGCTGGACGGCGGCACGAACGTGTGCGGCGCCAGCGCGGCGGCCAGCGCGTCGGCGCTCATCGCCCACGGCGCGGGCAGGCGGTACAGCTGCAGGTTCTTGAAGAACATCGGGTTTCCTCGTTGTTGTTGTGGTTGATCGGGTCAGCGCTGCGAGAGGCGACGTTCGTCGTGCAGGCCGAGCAGGCGGTCTGCCTGGGCGGCACGCGCGGCCCGGCTGGCGGCGGTGGGCCGTTCGGCGTCGAGCCGGGCGTCGGCGCGCTGCGCCTCGGCCACCAGCAGCAGGAACGCGGCGACGATCGCCAGCGCCTGGGCGAAGGTGCGGATCATGCGCACACCTTGGCCAGCGCGATGGCGAGCAGCACGAGCAGGGCGCATGCAAGCCGGGTCTTGCGGACGGTCAGCTCGCGCTCGCTCATGCCAGCCTCACTGCGGTCACGCCGAGCGCGCCGGCGTCGTAGGCGGCGTCCATCAGCGCGTCGCGCTCGCCGATCGCGTCGTAGGTCGTGGTGCTGGTGGCAGTGCGCGCCTTGATGCGGTATTTCATCGTGCTCTCCCTTCGGTTGGTTGCGAATCAGTCGCGGTACTGCCAGCGCCGCGCCAGCGCGACAATGTCGTCGCCGCCCAGCCGCGCCAACGCTTCCGCGATCGTGTAGCGCATGCCGGCCAGCAGGTCGGCGCGGTTCGCGGCCAACGCCACGTACAGCTTCTCGCCGGTCGACAGCACGCCGAACGCGCCGCGCGCCCGGTTGCCCTTCAGCGATTCGGCGACCGCATCGAGGTGGTCGAGTTGATTCGTCGTCATACCCATGGTTGGTCCTTTCCTGTTGTCGTTGCGCTACCTGCTGCCTGTGCCTGCGCGGACGGCCCGCGCCGCCGCCTCCAGATGCCAGCCGAGCTCGCGCCGGATCTGCTCCGGGCTGGGCGGCGGGGTGCGCTCCACTCGGCGCTGCCGCATGAACTGCCTGACCTGCTCCTTGCTGGGGTGCGTCGTCTGCGTCATGCGGGCCTCCGATGAGTTCGCTTAGCTGTTTCAGCAATATTAGTCTGACTGATTAACGCAGTCAACAGTCTGACTGATATTTCGTGTAATATTCTTCTGTCAAAAGGAATTTTGACGCGAGCCTGGAGCAGGGAGGGGAAACCGCCGACGACCAGGCCGGCTAGCCAAGGACGACCGGAAGGGCAACGCGTGGGTGGTAGGGATAGAGCGCGCCGGGGGCAGGTGGCAACACCTGAAAGTCTGTCGACAAGTGCGCGTCCGAAGGCGAAAGCATGGGATGTGTCACTCTCCACGGAAGCGAGCCTTGTGGCTGGCTACTGGGAGGGTGACATCCGGAACCGAGGCTCTGCTGGGATGACGTCGACAGCGGCAGAGCAGAAGCTGACTCTTAGATCAGCCAAGAATTAGATACCTAGCAGTACCTATAACGGGACCACAAGCAAAACGGCCTGGCAGAAAAACGGGGAAATCGGATGTTACGGATTTTTCCGCTTCTCCATGATGCCGTCGACCTTCTCGGCCATCGCGGCGCAATCTGGTGCCGGCGCATGGAATTTGCGCGAAAAGAGGTCGCTGGTTTTATTCATCCCTTGAGAGCACCGCTCAAGAAACTGAATGTGGTCGCCCAGGAGGGCACTGAGAATCCTCGGCTGATCCCGGTATTTTTCTTTCGTTTCTTCATTGCGTTTTGACGCTCGTTTCGAACCGATCACATAACTGCAGTAGGCGCCCTGAAGTTCGTCACGCGACATTGAGTCAATCTCAGCGAATTCGTACGACTCGCACTGAAATGCTCTTCCTGAAAAATTCAGATCGCTAAGCGGTGTGGCGGCCGCGAAACCCGATCCAAATGAAAGCGCGGCGATGGCGACTGTTACAGCACGGCGTTTCATAGCTTCTCCTATTCTTGTTGGTATCGTTGTGGCTAAGTTTGCCTTGTCACATGCATACATTTTTTTAGAAGTGCGCACCTTGCGTGCCGTCGCGCCTAGAACGGTATCTCAGCCTCTGACGGTAGCACGAGCTCGCGCCAGACCACGTCTGCCGCTGCCAGCATCTCGATCGGGCAAGCCAGGCCCTGCGCCCGTATGCCTGTCGATGCCTCCCAGTCCGGAGTAATCATCGCGACCGGCTGCATGAAGTGTTGATCCAGCTTCGCGAGCAAGTCGCCAACGGCGGAGTCGTCAAACACCTCTGGGTCAACCTCCACGATCACTATAGGAGTGATCCACTTGCCTATCGCATACCTCACTATACAATCCGCCCAGCCACTACTCGTCCAGGCTGATAGACGACTTTTGCAATGATGTTAGAGTCTGGAGTCCTGAATAGAACCGGCTTATAGTTAGGGTTGAAGGAGCGCATGTACCACATTGGCCCCTCATTTGCCATCTGCTTAACGACTGGCGTTCCCTCGTAATTAATCGCGTAGATTTCCCCGGACACTGGCTTAGTGTCCGCGATATTGACCACGATAATGTCGCCGTCAGCGAAAACAGGCGCCATGCTGTCGCCCCTAACCTTGGTGGCGAGAAGACACTGCGGCACCCAATCGTTTGCTTCTACCACTTTGCGCGGAATATGGATGACGCCGCCGTCTTCAAAGTCCCGATCAGCCTCAAACCCTGGGAATCCTGCTTCAACGCGAATATTTACGGTTTTGATTGGGATTACGTCTTCTTCCGGGTCGAGCGATACTTGGGCAGCACTATACGGAAGTCGGGTCTCGTTGAGAGCCTCCGCCGCGGCGGCATACCTCTCGATCTGGCTGGCTAGGCTTGGGCTGAAGTCCACCACCGCGCATCCGATTAGATTGGCGAACTTCGTAGCAGCGTCGACGTTGAGCGGAATCCGGCCGTTCAAGTACTGGCTCATGGCGCTCTGGTTGAACCCCAGCAAGTCACTCAACGCCTCCTGAGACGATGGCAAGCCTGCCTCCCTGCGACCTCTCTGCCAGGTCGCAAAGAGGTTCTTGAGACGGGCGGCGTCGGAAAGCTGTTCATGGGTGAGGGGGAGTGCTGGCATCTCGCAAGAATATAAGTGAAACTAATATTCGGCAATTAGTCTGGCTGTTGACACAGTCAATCAGTCCGACTAATATTATTGTCATGAACACGATCTCCCACATCAGGGCGCGCCTTGGCGTCACCCAGACCGCAATGGCCGAGGGACTAGGTGTCTCGCAGGGAAACATCTCGAACTACGAGCGGGGGCAAGCTATGCCACCCCACGTGGCGGCGAGGCTTATTGCGTATGCCGCCTCGCTAGGCGTCGCCCTGACATATGACGAGATATATGCAGCTGAGGAACCGATGCGATCGCCGACACCAAATAGGCGCTCAACCGACCCGAAGCCCGAACCAGGGCGCGCTGGCCGTAACCCGCCATCTCGCAAGAATGTTGCGTCGTTCGCTGGCGAGCTGAACCAGCCATTCGAGCGGAAAACGTAGCCCATCTGGAATCGCTCGCTTGGTGGGCGGTTCAGGACAGCAGCGAAGGTAGTCATGGGTCGATTTTGTTGTTGTTCAGTATTGCCAGATTAGCTTTCAAAAAGGAAAAAGTCATGAAGATTGGACTTCACGCCCAGCCGCTCGTCGCCGTGCTCAATGCCGCCATCGACAGCTGGCGCAAGAGCGCCGGCCAGATGAGCCGCGAGGCGGTCGCGACCGAGGTGGTCGCGGCGCACGAGCGCATCGGCGCCGACGTCGCCACCGGGATCCGCTTCGATTCGAGCAGCGCGGATGCCTTCGAGCGCGCCAAGGTGGCGGCCCAGAAGCTGTTCCGCTGGCTCGACAACGTGACGCGCGACGCGACGCTGCCGGCCAGCATGGTGCAGAGCGTGCTGGCGGCGCTGCCGCTGGCGCTGCGCGTGCAGGCCGTCAACGAGATCCTGCGCCCGCTCGAGCTGGAGGCGCACCAGCTGCAGCGCGCCGACGGGTGCGCGTTCGACGCGCTGGCCTGCGCTAGCGCCACCGTCAAGGAAAGCTCGGAGGCGGCGGTCGCGCTGCTGACGGCCGGCGCCAACCCGACCCCGGAGGCGCTCAAGGCGGCGCTGAAGGAAGTGACCGAGGCCGAGGAAGCGGCCGCGAACGCCAAGCGCGCGCTGATCGCCCGCATCGAACAGGGCGAGGTGCCGGCACCGCTGCGCGCGGTCGGCTGAGGTTTTTTTGCGCGGGCGGGCGGCGCAGACCGCTCCCCGACGCTGCCACGGTAGCAGCAGGGATGTCCACCCGATTTATCCAACCACAAGAAGGAGATAGACGCATGTCAACCACCTCGACGGCCGCCGCGGCGGCCCGCAACCCGAACGGCCTGATGGACGCCGTGATGCAGAAGCTCGGCGCCAAGAACGACGCCGCCCTGGCGCGCGGCCTGCAGGTCGCACCGCCCGTGATCAGCAAGATCCGCCACGGCCGCCTGCCGGTCGGCCCGGCAATGATCCTGAAGTGCCACGAGATCGCCGGCCTGCCGGTGCCGACCATCCGCGGTTTCATCGGCGGGGCGGCATGAGCAAGCAGCAGCCACCGCAGGAGCAGCAGCCGTTGCCGGTCGAGCCGGGCCACGTGATGAGCCGGGCCGCCTACGCGCGCCTGGTGCGCGAGCAGCACAAATAAGAAGGGCCCGCTGCAACGGGCCCGGGTACCACCAACCACAAAAGGAACTGAGATGCTACCACAAGAGACAGCGGAGCTTGCGCAGGAGCGCCTGCCGGAGACGGCGGACCCGCTCGCGGCCCGCGCCGCCCACAATGCCATCGCCCGCACGGGGCTGGCCGCGCACGTGGCCCAAACCGTGATCCAGCGCGCCAGCGCCCTGGACGGCGCCAAGCCGGCAGCCTACGTCAGCGCCGCCGCGCTGGCGCGCCTGGCCGACGAGCGGCTGGGCGGCATCGGCAGCGTGCTGAATGCGCGGCCGGGGCGCGGGCTGGTGCCGGTCTACCTGGCCGCGCCGGCGTCGCCTGAACTGCTGCGCTGCGTGCGCGCCTACGCGCTGGCCTACCTGGCCGAGGAGCGCGACCAGCCGGAGCTGTGCGCCGATGCAGCGCACCACCAGGCCGTGTGCGGGCTGTTCGCCGCGCTCGAGCGCGAAGAGCGGAGGGTAGCATGACGCTCGCCACCACCAACGACCGCCGCACCGTGCGCCGCACCGCCAACCTGCGCCGCCTGGTCGGCGAATTGCAGCGGCGCACGCTGTCGCGCGACGACATCGCCGAGGAACTCGGCCAGAGCGGCTCCGGCGTGCGCGGCTATGTGCGCGACCTGTTGCCGCTGGTCGAGGTGATCGAGGGCGGCCGGACCGTGCAACGCCGCTACCGGTTGACCGCCGACGCGCAGTGCGTGGCGGCGTTCCTCGCCGGTTTGGACGAAGCGCCGCAGCAGCGCGGCGCGCGCCAGAAGGCAAGCCGCGCGCAGCTGGCGGTGGCCCAGCGCGACCCGGGCCGGCACCTGCACCTGATGGAGGACGACGTCGACTTCGCGATCCGCGTCAGCCGGCTGCCGGTGATGCGCGACCCGATGGTGGCGGCGCTGTTCGGGCCGGCGGTCGGGGTGCGGGCATGAAGCGCGATCTGCTGACGATGGCGCTCGACCTGGGCAACGAACTGATCGTGGACAACTTCGCCGGCGGCGGCGGGACCAGCACCGGTATTGAGTCCGCGTTCGGTCGCCCGGTCGACATCGCGATCAACCATGACCCGGAGGCGCTGGCGATGCATGCGCTGAACCATCCGTACACGAAGCACCTGTGCGAGTCGGTATGGGACGTCGACCCGATCGAGGTGACCAACAATCAGCCGGTCGGTCTGGTGTGGCTGTCGCCCGACTGCAAGCACTTCTCCAAGGCCAAGGGCGGAAAGCCGGTCGAGAAGAAGATTCGCGGACTGGCATGGGTGACGATGCGCTGGGCGGCCAAGTGCAAGCCGAGGGTCATCATGCTCGAGAACGTGGAGGAATTCGTCACCTGGGGCCCGCTGATGCGCAAGATGGTCGACGGGGAGGAAGTCTGGCTGCCGGATCCGGCGAAGAAGGGCGTGACCTTCCGCAGCTTCAAGCGGCAGCTGGAAGGCCATGGCTACAAGATCGAGTTCCGCGAGCTGCGCGCCAGTGACCTCAATACGCCGACGATCAGGAAGCGCCTGTTCATGGTGGCGCGGCGCGACCACCTGCCCATCGTGTGGCCCGAGCAATCGCACGCGGCACCGGACCATCCCATGGTCAGGACCGGCAAGCTCAAGCCATATCGCACGGCCGCCGAATGCATCGACTGGTCGCTGCCGTGCCCGTCCATCTTCAACCGCAAGCGTCCGCTGGCCGAGGCGACCCTGCGCCGCATCGCCAAGGGCATCATGCGCTACGTGATCGACAACCCGACACCGTTCATCGTCGGCCAGGGCGGGCCGATCTACGCCGGCAAGCCGGTGCCGGTGACCCAGCCGCTTGGCACGCTGACGACCGAGAACCACCGCGCGATCGTGCTGCCGTCGATCGTCCCGGTCACGCACCAGGGTGGCGACCGCAGCGAGTCGGTGCACGAGCCGTTCCGCACGATCACGGCGGCGCACCGCGGCGAGAAGGCGCTGGCGCAGGCGACGCTGCAGCCGGTCGAAAACAATGCGACGCTGGTTAGCGCCTTCCTGAACGAGCACGCGAACGCCAGCAACCAGCGCGTGATGCCGGTGGACCAGCCGCTGCGCACGGTGTGCGCCCAGGTTAAGGGCGGTCACTTCAGCATGGTGTCGGCTGCGCTAGTTGGCGTCGGCGGCCGGGCAGGCGACCGCCGGCCGCGCGGGCTGGATGAGCCGACGGCGACTACCACGGCGAAGTACGATGTCGCGCTGGCGACGGCGTTCCTCGAGAAGAGCTTCGGCGGCAACGAATCGCCGGGATGGCCGCTCGACAAGCCGATCAGCACGGTGACCACGCAGGACCACCACAGGCTGGTCACCAGCAATCTGGTCAAGCTGCGCGGCACCTCGGCGGCAGCGGCCACCAACGAGCCGATCGGCACGATCAGCGCGCAGGGCCAGCACCACGCCGAGGTCCGGGCCTTCCTGATCAAGTACTACGGCAACGACAAGGACGGCGTCGAGCTGGGTGCGCCGCTGCACACGATTCCCACGCATGACCGCTTCGGGCTGGTGACGATTCAAGGCCAGGACTACCAGATCGTCGACATCGGCCTGCGCATGCTGGCGCCGCACGAGCTGTACCGCGCCCAGGGCTTCCCGAGCACCTACGTGATCGACGAGATTCCCGACCCGAAGCTGCTGTTCGTGGATGGCCGGCAGGTCGACGGCGACCCACGCCTGCTGCCGCGCATTGCGCTGCCGAAGTCGTCGCAGGTCCGCATGTGCGGCAACAGCGTCTGCCCGACGGTCGCCGAGGCGCTGATCCGCGCCAACTTCGCGCACGAACGCGAGA